AGTGGGACATGCCAACCCAGCTTGAATTAACTGAGTTGGCATTGATGTGTGCTGACGAGTTCGACGATGATGACGAAGATGACGACAATGACGAGTTAAGAAAGGAACTGAGTCCCTTCTAGTCAAGTTTGGCGATTAGTCTTTCAAGATACCAGAGAGCTTTTTGAGCATCCTGCTTAGGGTTTTCTTTGTCCCAGAGTCTGTCCATATATTTCAGCACTTGCCACTGGAGACCACCAAGAACAGGATTAGGTGCAAACTGAACCGCATCCTCTATCTTATCGATAGTTTCAAGTTTTTTATTTGGGTTGGAATAGTGTGGTGGGTGATTTACCATGTCAACTTTACGTTGAGGCATGGGACAAAATCCGTCTTTACACTCCCCTTCTACCGGGTTAAACCACGGCGTTTTTTCGACATTTCGATCTGATTCGAGTCCGGTCCATCCAACTCCAAGATCAAGCTGCGGGGTTGTGGTTGAGCACCCATCATCATTCCTTCCTCCGCACTCGGAATTAAACCCGTTAGTCCGCATCGTGGTCCACCTTCAATTTGGAGATTCTGGCGCTCGCGACCTTGTTGGGTCAGTGCCAAACCTCGATTATACATGTCATTTAGTGGGACGTCATTGTTTTCATTATCTAGCTCACCACCAAAATCAAGTGGGCTTAAGCAACGATTCTTGACTTCGCTGTCGCTAACAATAAAATGATCTAAAAACGCATCCGGAGATGGGGCGGAATGCATCATGAAGATATCTGGGTTTAAATTCTTTCAATTACAATATTATCATGGCAAGATTCTTTGAGCCCACTTACGATCCCCGTCAGGACGCAGGTAGTTCTGGCGGTGATAATTCAGATTTACATCCGGAACGTGCTTACGCAACTGATACACGGCACCTGGATAAAACTGAAAGAGGTTTTGCAGATCGCGCAGATACCGGCAACGAGGTTCAACAGAACCGTGTAAAGAAATTTATGGCCGCTGCCAGGACAGCAGGAGAATACCGCCAGAGAACTCAAATTGCTGAGCCCACTATTCGTGGTAAAACCCCAAGAACGGAAGCCGTGATTGATGGGACACAGCTTCCGAGTATGGGAGATGCTATTGGTACAGTAGGAAGTACCAACTATGCACGAAAGCCCGGTGCTTTCTCTGGTACCTTCAGAGGTTTTTAAACCTGACTGAAGACTACTTCCTTTGGCTGATCATTGTACTTACCCTTGCGATCACTGTAAGTTACATCGCAAGGATTGCCGCGAAAGAAAAGGAGTTGACAGATCCCTTCGTTGGCATAAATACGATTAAACAAGGCAGTGCAATTACTGATTTCAAGTGTCAAGTGGCCGCTCCAAGTGGATTCGGCCGGTGTGATATTAGCAAGAATACCTGAACGTGCATAAGTGCTCTTGCCTACAGCGACAACGGTTACATCAGCAGGTAGTTCCAAATACTCCTCGGCTACGCCCAAACAGTAGCCATAGGGCGGAATCAAAAAATACTGTCCCTTCTCATCTTCTAGTAAGTCGGCAGGCTTTAAAATCTCCGGATCAAAAGCTTTAGGATCGCAATCTCCTCTCTGGACACCACCAAAAATTAAACACTGCTTAGGCGAAAGTCGGATATCGTATCCATAAGAACTAAGTCCGTAGCTAAGAAGGCGCCTCCCACCTTCCTCACTAATGAGACGGTCCTGAAAGGGTTGAATCATCCCCTGCTCAAGTGCCAGGTGTTTGATTTCGCGGTCGGAAAGAATGCTCATAACGTCAGTCAAGCTTGATCAGTTTAACCGACTCAGCAGAGGAGTTTGCCCTTATCGCCGTAAATATCAATAAAATTTTGAGTAGCATCAGAGGTATATTCCTTAGGCTGGAGGTATACCACAAAAGAGATGCAAGTGTTTCGAGATTTGATTTCGTCACTTGCTAAGAAATGTTGAAGGAGTACGGGACGTGTACGCAAGATGCATACCGGATGGTCAAAGATATCTTGACAGTATTGAAACATATCAGGGCAATTAGAAAAGTAAAGACCTTGGTCAACCTCACCACTCAACCATTTTCTTTTTAATGTCTGCCACCAGAGCGCATGGCCTGATATCAACGTAGGTGACAAGCCCCTAGTTGCTTTCCACCTATACGATTTTGCATTCCAAAAATAAGTTTTATTTGGTGGAAACAAGTAGACACTTCCGTGCCAATCTTGGTCATTCAATCCGTCATCCATCACAGTGTAAAAGTTTTTTGCATTTACATATGTGTTAGCCATCTGGGAACTGGCTGGATCAAGATCAATGCCACCCATCAAAAGATGAGCGGAATCAACTAAGTCACGATTGGTTATCCACTCGTAAGCTTCGACTTGTTTGTTACCAACAAAAGCGGGCATTACTTCTTAATCCCTTGGTTATAGTCTATTTCCAAATAGCGAATGCCCACTTCATCATTGATGATGTAACCAGCTTTTTCCGCTGGATCAATTTTTTGTGCGGCCTCCAGGATTCGACGAAAACTCTCTGCAAGGTCTCCATTGTTATCGCGTTCTTCCTTTTCTTTTGCGGCGTGTATTTCTTCTAAAGTCAAAAAGAACATAGAGCGATCAGAGTCTGGCTGAAAGCACATAACTCCTGGTCCTTCTGTCTCCCAAAATTTCATGTACATTTCTCCCATGTCGCCCAAAATCAAGCGCATGGTAGTGTCCAGCATCTTAGCCTCCTTCTCATCTAATGAAGGGCTAAGAGTTTTGCTGATTAATTGCTCTCTTCGATTCATGGGGTAACAATCCTTGCCGTTGTAAGTTTTCTTGGAGTCTTGGAAGGGGCTGGTACAAAACAACTAACTTGCCAAGTACCCCTCTTTTTTTGACAAGTTTTCCGTTCTCATCCCTTAGTTTATCAAATTCCCCGGCCCGAATTAAATACTCGGCAACACAACGCAACCTCCTTTTCAAAGGTAAGTCTGCTGTGGGGAATTTACCACATATCGTATCGGGGTCCATATCCACAAAAGCTAATCGCAATCGATTTGCCAAGGTCATAGAAGAGTGTGGGTCTTCCTCTTCGTAATCCTTTAGGTTTTTTAAGTATCGCTGCAAGCACTCGTCATTAAATGAACCACTGGGAGGCAGGAACATTTCGACTTGCAAGTAAAGTGACTCAGGCAAGATACTAGAAATGTTTTCAATAGTTATGTCTTCAATTGAAAACGTAGCAAATCTAGTGACTATCATTGCTCAGTTGCCTCGTCAACCCAGGCCTTAACAAAAGTCGTGTTAAGGGTATCGTCACTTTCTTCATCTTCCATATCGATACGAGGCTTTGTAGGATCTGGAATGTGATCAGCTTTTTTGCCACGATGATCTTGATATAACGCATGCCCCTTGTCAAAAGATCTCAATGTTGGCTCTTCTCCTTTTGAATAGGAAAGAATTAATCGATTCCAAGGGATACGAATGATTTGTTTCTTGCTTAAAGGATTAATCATGATGTAATGCACCCCTTGGATCCATCCTTTGTCAGGCTCCCTTCTACCTACCAAAATCCAGTTGCGAATTGTTTGGTCTGTTACGCCCAGGCGGCGAGCGCACTCTTCGGTAGATACGTACTCATCGGCAAAAAACTCTGGGCTTACTTGGTCAGTATCCTCGTTCTTGTAGCGTGAATGCCACATGCTTGACAAAACATGCTTGATGCCACGTAATTCAAAGGCGATGTCTTCCAGACTTTTTTTTAAAGGTGTAGTCATAATGCAGTCCGTTTAATTAAATGCTACAGTTTTATTAGGCGTTTTGCATGATCCATGGAAGAACAAATTCCCGCTAGTAATTTTCCTCCAGCTTCACAGGGTTTGGTTGGGCAGATCACGCCTGAACAACTAGAGCAAATGAAAGCTCGTGCAAGGGAGTCCGCAATTATGCAGGTATATCAACAACAGCAAGCACAACCTATCCCCCCTGGAAGGCCGCTAGAACAAGTTGTATACGTCAAGCGTCCTCTGACTGTTGCTGAAATAATTCTTATGCTTGCCTTGTCTTGTGGCATTGTATTTGGAACTCAGTTTGCTGTTAATTTTATTACCAATACCTTGCCACGCATTGAGATTAAGATGAAATAAGACTGAGTAAGGGACGCCTATAATTCTTTTAAGGGTATCTGTACGAGTTAAGTGGCTAATAGAAGGATTTCTGAATTTCCTAGTATTCCTGCAGCGGATATCGTTGACCAGGATCTATTGACACTTGTTCACGTATTTGAAGTTGACCCTGTTTTACGTAATAAAAAAATTACGTTTACAGAGTTTAGAAATTATTTAGACATATATTATCCCAGTATTTCCGGTGATACTTTTAGTGGAAACATAGTAATCAACGGAAGCCTGACGGTTTCAGGTACCAGTAACTTCACAAGTATTACAGGTTCTGCTCTTGCTACTTTTAGTGGCGTTTTTGTTCAGAATGATTTAAGGCTCAATGGGACACTGAGTGGTGTCACGTTAACTGGCACACTGGTTGCAGCAACAACAATCGATGCAATCTCAGGAAGAGTAACACAGTTAACCGGTACAACAGCTACTTACGCTAGTGGTATTTTCACGACGGTTGTGTCTGGCGCAACGGTAACAGGAAACGTTATCAATGGTACCTCCGGTAATTTTGTCAAAGTAAGTGGCACAACAGTAACTGGAAATACCATCCAGGGTTCCAATATTACTGGTGTAAGCGGCACCTTTACTGACCGCGTTTCAGGTGCAACCATCACTGGAACAAACGCAAACTTCACCACTGGTACTTTTCAAGTTGTTAATGCGACAACGCAAAACATAAGCGGAAACTTAACAGTTACAGGTACACTGGGAGTAAGCGGTGCAGCTGTTTTTGCGGCTGGTGTTAATGTAACGGGAACCCTAAGTGGTACTACGGTAACAGGTACAACCGCCAGATTTGCTACTGGTGTCTTTACATCCTTTACCGGAACCACAGTTACTGGCACAACAATTACCGCAGTAACGGTCGCGTCAACAACAGGAAGCTTTACGTCTTTAACCGGAACAATGGTAACAGGCGTTACTGGTCAGTTTGTAAATCTGAGTGGTACTACGGTAACAGGTACAACTGCCAACTTCACAACAGGTAACGTTCAAAGTGTTACCGGTGTAACTGGTACTTTCACTACTTCGCTATCTGGTGCCACAATAACTGGCACTACTGTTAACGCAACCACCGGTAACTTTCAATCTGTAACTGGTGCAACAGTAGTTGGAACTACAACAGTATCTGGATTAACCGTTCAAGGAACAACGGGAACGTTTAGCTCCTTAACTGGAACTACATTTACTGGTACTACGGTTAGTGCCACAACAGGTACTTTTACTTCATTAACAGGAACTACAACTACAGGCGTAACTGCAACATATATAACTGGAGTATTTACTTCTTTAACAGGAACAACTACAACAGGTACTACGGCTAGTTTTACGTCAGGTGTATTTCAAAACTTAAGCGGCGCCACAATAACAGGCAATACAATACAAGGCCTCAGCGGAGTTTTTGAAAATTTATTTGCCGTAAACCAAACATTTGGTGGTAATTTAACTTTCTCAGGAAATACGGAAACACTAGGCAACGCAATTATTTCTTCTGGTTTAACTGTCACAGGAACAATAAGTGGGAGCACAGTAACTGGAACAACTGCTCAATTTACAACAGGTACTTTTATTTCCCTTACAGGCACGATGACCACGGGTGTTACCGCGAGTTTTGTCACAGGTACTTTTACATCTCTTACAGGCACAACCACCACTGGTACTACTGCCAATTTTGTTTCGGGCGTATTTACAACATTAGTTTCGGGGACAACTTTAACAGGTAATACCGTAAATGCTGCAAACTTAACTGGTGTATCAGGTACTTTTACTACTAGGGTCAGCGGGGGAACTATTACTGGCGACACAGGTTCCTTTTCAAATATAACGGGAGTCTCCGGTACCTTTACGACTAGAGTTAGTGGG